GATACAAGTAGAGTTTGGCCTAATGGTGCTGATGAAGTTCAGGCATTGGCTGCTCATAATGGTTTCTTGTTTATTTTTGGTAAACGACAGATTCTTGTTTATCAGGGTGCAACTACTCCTTCTACGATGTCTATTTCTGACACAGTTGGAGGGATTGGTTGCTTATCAAGAGACAGTGTTCAGACAACCAGCTCTGATGTGATCTTCTTGTCAAACAGTGGTGTTCGTTCCTTAATGAGAACGATTCAAGAGAAGTCTGCTCCCGAGAGAGACTTGTCTAAGAATGTGCGTAATGACTTGATGAGTGATGTTGCTTCACAGACATTGGCAAACATTAAGTCTGTTTACTCTGAGAGAGAAGGCTTCTATCTGTTGACGATGCCTGTTACTCAGTCTGTTTACTGCTTTGATACCAAAGTTATTCTGCAAGATGGTTCTTCCCGTGTAACCACTTGGGACTCAATTACTCCAACAGCGTTAGCATCTTTGAGAAGCGGTGCGGTCTACCTTGGTAAGAATGGTTATATTGGTCAATATACGGGCTATAACGACTACACAAGTGTGTATCGGATGCAGTATTACACCAACCATGCAGACCTTGGTAATGTGAATCAGACATCTGTTTTAAAGAAGATTTCTGTTGTCGTTATTGGTGGCACGAATCAGAACCTAATCATCAAGTGGGGTTTTGACTTTAAGACTAACTACTTGAGTGCAACAACAACCATTCCTGTTCAGGGTGTTGCTCAATACAACATTGCTGAGTATGGAGCTAATGCAACAGTGGTTGCTGAGTATTCTGATGGCGTTGCTTTAAATACTTTAAAAGTATCCGCTTCTGGTACTGGTAAGGTGGTTCAAACAGGCTATGAGTCTGATATTAACGGGGCACAATTGTCTATCCAAAAGATAGAGATTCAGGCCAAGAACGGGAAATTATCTTAAAAGATAAGGAATAGATATGGCTGATTACGTAAAAAGCACTAACTTTGCAACCAAAGATAACCTTACCTCTGGTAATCCTGCAAAGATTGTCAAAGGTACTGAGATTGACACTGAGTTCAACAACATTGCTACGGCTATTGCTACCAAGCAAGACTATGACGCTGATTTAGCCGCCTTTGCCGCTAAGACTGCGCCTACTGGTGATGTAGTTGGTACTACAGATACGCAAGGTCTGACAAACAAGACCCTGACAAACCCAACTGTTACGAACTATGTTGAGAGTGTTGTTGCCATTGGTACTGTCACAAGCGCACATACGCTTGTTCTAACTTCTGGCACTGTTCAAACAGCAACCCTGACTGCTTCTACTGCTTGCACTTTTACGATGCCTACTGCTACTGCGGGCAAGTCTTTTATCTTGTTGTTAAAGCAAGCGGCATCTACTGGTAATGGTACAGCTACTTTTACGGGTGTTAAATATAGTTCTGCGGGAACGCCAATTGTTACTGCTACTGCGGGAAAGATGGACATCTTCTCATTCGTAGCAGATGGCAATAACTGGTATGGAAACTATACACAAGGGTACACACCATAATGTTTGCCGCACTTAATTCCTTTCAAGTTGGTGGTGGCGTAAAAGGCCAAGAAGCCTTTACAACGCCTGGCACTTTCTCATGGACTGCACCTTCAGGTGTTTCATCTGTGTGCGTTGTTGCTGTTGGAGGTGGTGGTGGTGGCGTTAATGTTGGTGGCGCTGGTGGTGGTTTGGGTTATACAAATAACATTGCTGTTGTAGCGGGTACAAGTTATACAGTAATTGTTGGCGCTGGCGGTGCATCTGCTAGTGGTGCAGGTGGAAATTCAAGTTTTGCAGGTGGCCCTTCTGGAAATGGAGCAACAGAAGTAGGTCAAGTTAGTTATGGTGGAACATTTAGCGGTACTGGCGGTGGTAATGGCGGATCACCTGATGGAACTGGTGGTGGTGGTGGAGCAGGTGGTTATTCTGGGGCAGGTGGCAATGCTAGGGTGGCAGGAACTGGTGGCGGTGGCGGTGGCGGTGGTGCGGGTGCTGGCGTAGGCGCAACTGGTGGCGGCGGAGGTGGTGTTGGCTTGCTAGGAGAAGGCTCTAATGGTGCGGCTGGAGATAACGCAACTAATGGCGGTGGTGGCGGTGGTTCTGGTGGCTCTGCTGGAGGCCAAGGTATTTCTACAACTGGTGGTGCTGGTGGCGCTTATGGTGGCGGTGGTGGATATGGTTTTGGTGGTGGCGGTGGTGGCTCTAACAATGGAGCTGGCGGAAATGGCGCAGTAAGAATTATCTGGGGTGCTGGTAGAGCTTTCCCATCAACAAATACAGGTGACGTTTAAGGAAATATCATGGCAGTAACAAACCGACAAATTATTGACTATCTCTTAGCCAATCCTAATCTTAGTGATGCTCAGATTGTTTCTGCTATGGAGAAAAATGGTATTAGTCCTGCTCAAATGGCTAGTGCTGTTAATATTCCTGAAGGAGATGTAATCTCTAGGGTGGCAGCAACAATCCCAGAAGGTATGTCAGTTACGCTTGGAGATACTCGCATTGCGCCTCAATATGAGGTTCGAGGTTCTGGAGAAGATCGGCAAGTTGTTGGGATTGAGAATATCACTGTACAAAAGACTACGGGTGATGTTAACTACAAAGCCCCTGTAGGCTCCGAGTTTCAAAATTACTCTCCTACTGGTGAATTTACTGGAACTGGAAAAGTAACATCAAGTGGTGATAAGTCATTCTTTGGTGGACTTATAGATGCCTTCAAAGACCCAGTAGTTTTAGCCGCTTTAGGTGGTGCTTATGCGGGCGGTCTATTTGGTGGTACAGGTAGTGTGCTAGGTACGGCAGGAACTGCGGCTGGTGCAGAAGCTGCTACAGGCTTGTCATTAGCTGAGTTGGGCGGTACTGCTGGTGCAGGTGCTTTAACTGCGGCTGAGTCTGCGGCTTTGTATGGCACTGGAGCTGCCGCTGTTGCACCTGCGGTTGTTGCCCCTGCCGCATCTACTGGATTATTAAGTTCAGCATTGCCTGCCGCAGGAACAGTTGGCGGTGCTTTGACTTCTGGTGCTCTATCTACATTAGGCGGTGCGGCTGCTACTGGTCTGCTTGGCAATGCAATTACTGGTGGTTTAGGTTTAGCGGGTGGTGTACTGCAAAGCCAAGAGTCAAGAGATGCCGCTACCGCTGCCGCAGCTAACGTTAATACTGCCACTCAACAAGCAGTAGCAGGTTCTCAGTTTAGACCAGTTGGCATGACTACTCGCTTTGGTACATCTAACTACACCTATGACCCTGTAACGGGACGTATGACCTCTGCTGGATACCAACTAAGCCCTGAAGCTAAAGCGGCTCAGGATCGTTTGGTTGGCTTGGCAGGTCGTGGTTTAACACAAGCAGAACAGGCTCAACAACAATTTGCACCACTTCAAACAGGCGCACAGAACTTGTTTGGTTTAGGTAATCAGTACATTGCTCAATCTCCACAAGATGTTGCACAGAATTACATCAATCAGCAGATGGCTTTGTTGCAACCTTCTCGTGAAGTAGAGTTAGCTAATCTGCAAAACAGACTACAACAACAAGGTCGTGCGGGTCTTTCTGTGGCTCAAGGCGGTACTATGGGTGCAACTACTCCTGAACTACAGGCTCTGTATAACGCTCGTGCGCAACAAGAGGCTATCTTGGCGGCTAATGCTCAACAAGCTGGTCAACAGAACGTCTTGTTTGGTGCGGGTCTATTGGGTCAAGGTTCTCAAGCTATGGGTCAATACTATGGTGGTCAACAAGCCGCTTACGCTCCTTACACAACTGCTTTGGGACAAATACAGGGCTTGGAGACTGCGGCTCAACAACCATTGGCTATTGGTTCTAAATTAGCTGAACAAGGGTCTTTAGCGGGTTATAGAGCGGGTTCTTTGGGTGTTCAAGGAGCGCAAGCAGCGGGTGCATTGACAACAGGTAAAGCGGCAACTACTAATCCTTACGCATATTTATTCTCTGGAGTTGATCCAGCATTTGGTCAAGGTTTGGCAAAACAAATTTTTGGAGTTTAATATGGCTGAAATAGTTGGAAGTTTATTTGGTATAACGCCTGATCTTTATGAGCGTCAACTACGGGCGCAAGATGAAAAAAGAGCTATTGAGATGGCTAATCTTGCACCAGGCGCTCGTGGTGCGGCAATGATTCAATCTGGTGCGGCTGGTTTAACCCGTGGCTTGGGTGGTTTGTTGGGTGCTGAAGACCCACAACTTCAGAGAATTACACAGCAAAATCAGTTGTTGCGTGGTCTTGATTTACGTGATCCGCAGTCTTTAGAGCAAGCCGCTGTTCAAGCCAACCAAATGGGTAACACGCCATTGGCTATGAAATTGTTTGAGTTAGCCGATAACGCACAAGTCAGAGCGCAACAGGCGCAGGTTAGGGCGCAACAAGCGCAAACTCAAAGACAAACTTCATTGGCTCAACTTATTGCACAACGTGCTTACCAGCCAGGCACTGCGGAAAGACCGCAAATGTTGGATGTTCAAGAGCAACAACAAATGGCAGATCAAGGCACACCAATGCCTGAGAACATTGCCGCTACTGCACCAAGCTATGACATTCGCAGAGTTGCTCCTCAATTACAAGCACTTGGCGCACCTGGCCTTGCTCAATTAACTGCGGGACTTGCTGCACAAAAAGCAATGAGGCCAGAAACAGTTTCAATTAAACAAGATGAAACACTGTACACAGTTCCAACTGAGGAAGGCCAAGGCTATAAAGCTATTGCTACTGGCGGCGAAAAACCTAAAGCATTTACGGGAGATATGTCTAATGCAGCATTGCGTTTATATCAAACCAATGACCCTGCTAAGATTTTTGCTCAATATGGTCAAGCCGGACTTGATGCTGTTGAGAAAAAAGCTCTTGAAACAACTAAAGCTAAACAGCCAGTTACAAATGTTACAAACACCGTTTCCAACAATATGCAAAAAGGGTTTGGAGATACTTTTACTGAAACCATTTCATCAAATATTAAAGCCGGACGGGCTGCCGTTGCCGCAAATAGTGCTATACAAAATATGCAAACTTTGCTTGATGAAGGCGTAAGAACTGGATTTGGTCAAGATACCATGCTTCAGCTTGGTCGTGCTGGGCAATTCTTCGATCCCGAGTTCAAGATCAAGGGCTTGGCTGGACAAGAGGCATTTCAATCATTTGCAACTGGTGTAATCTTGCCGCAAGTTAAACAGCTTGGCGTAAATCCAACAGATGCAGATTTGAAATTTATTTCTACAGGCTCTCCAGGTTTATCTAAGACTCCAGAGGGCAACAAATTATTGCTGTCTGCATTGCAACTTAAATTAAATCGTGAACAAGAT